GTCAACGATGCTCAGGTCGCGGAGGTACCGCCGGATGATCTGGTCGAGGGTTGGGGTGCGCATGCCCTCTTAGACGATCGACGGCGCCGCTTCGTTACAGGTGCGGGGTGCACCTCGATCACCCGCATGCCCCGGTCCTCCTGCCGCCGGCTGCTAGTGCTCGACCAGACCTGCCCGGCGTGCAGCCCATGCTCTGCAGGGCACCGCCGCCTGATGATCCACCGCTGCTGCGCCGCCGAGTACCCCACCAGCACATGGCTCGGCCGCGGGCAGTTGCGCGTACCCCGGACCCGACCGGCGGTGCCGTCGGGGTAGGTGAATACGAAGGCGGGGCGGCGGGGGTGGGTCATCCCATGCTCCACTGCGGATGATCGCCCTGCTGGACCCGCCAGGCCCGCGCCTGGGCATCCTTGTCCTCGAGCGCCGCGCTGAGATTCATCGGCGACTTGCCGACGTTCTGGAGCAGCAGGATCAGCGAGGCGATGGCGCCCGCGGCATTCGGCTGCATGTTGGTGTGGCCGTCCATCAACCCGACCGCGATCGAGCTGAAGTCCCCGGGCCAGGCGGCGCAGGCGCGGCTGACGAGGTCGGCGACCTCGGGGAACTGGGGGCGGAGGTCGACGAGGTCAGGGATCTTCGGCTTGGTGATCACCGTGGTCGCCGTCGCCGCCGTCCTGGTGCTGATCTTCTCGAGCATGTCGGCGGCCTGCCGCATCCCCGCGACGCAGCCGCCCAGGCGCTGGGCCCGGAAGCCGTCGTCATGGGCGGCGGACTGCTCCGCTTCGACCGCGGTGGCGCGCAGCGCGGCGATGAGCTCGGTGGGGGTGTGGTAGATGATGGTCATCGCTTCTCCTTCGGTACTGGGTGTGCTGCCAGCCACGCGACCCCTTCGGGTGTGACAGTGAACCGCTCACCGGTGAAATGGCACAGGCTGATGGTCACGAGGAACTCCGCGAGAAAACGCCCATAACCGGCCTGCCCGAGCGGGCCATACTCTGACTCCTCATCGGCGGAGCTCGCGGCCCCACACTCGAACGCGGTGAGTCCTTCGACCGATCGACCGATGGCACGGAGTACCAGAAGCTGCCGGGGCATGATGAGGATCATGGCGCTATCTCTTTCGGCCAGCGCTTGAAACCCCAAGGCGGAGGAGCGCGTTTTCCTTCTCCCGCCCACAGAATACGTGACTGCCCGTTATTGGGCGGTCGCACAATCCATTCCGTAAACGGCATCCGAGCCATCATCTTCATCGGCCACAGACCACCCATCGTGACGAAGAAGGCATCGGGGCCCCCCATTCGGCATGAGACAATCCAAAGAGGATGCCATGCAGAGCGCATGAGGTGCCCTGCATAGGTACGAACCGGAATAGTATCTGGGCTATCCGGATGGAGGTCCAATGAGAGAAGCCGGCGCATGATAGTTGCAGCTTCAGGGGTCACCCCTCACTCCTCTTGTGCCTAGGTACCGTCGCCATCCCATCCTTCCCCGGCCGCACCCCGAGCGTCCGGTTGCACCACCGGCAGTGGTACTCCCGTCGCTCGATCTGGTCGGGCGACAGGCGCACCCGGGTGCTCGAGGTGAAGCAGGCGGGGATGCGGAGGAAGGCGATGCGGGTCATACTGCTACTCCTCCATCGCCTGTCGAATCGCGTCCTGGTCAACCCCTGCTGGCGCCTCCACGACCATCTCGTCGTCGATCCAGGTGACCTTACAGCCGAGCGCTTCGAGACGCCCGGTGACGCGCAGCAGGTGCCCACGCTGGTGCTCGGTCGCCTGCTGAATCATGTTCTCGTGGAGGCGCCCCATCGCTCAGCTCCCCAGCATCCACTCAGCGATCGGCCCGGTGCCATGGATGGCCTTTTTGTTGGCGAACTTGGCCAGCACAATCGCGCGGGCCGCATCGAGCGGCTCTTTCACGCTCTTGGGGAAGGTCATACACTGGTACTGATTCGCGGCGGCGAATGCCTTCGCCCGGGTGATCTCCTTGGCGTTCACTTCCGGTCCGTGGAGCCACGTACAAGCCTTGGCTTTTGGGGCGAGCCTGGTCTCGCGCACCTGTTGGAGCCGGTCCAGGTACCGGCCGGTCAGCTCGACGCCGTCCATGCTGACCCAGGCGAGCACGATCCAGTAGGGAGCGCTCATGGCTTAGGTCCGGTGAACATCGCGCGCCCCGGGGCATCCGGGCGGCTCAGGATGGCCTTGTGCAGCATATCCTGGCCGGTGCGAATGGTGCAGCTCTTGTGCGCCTTGTTGTAGATGGCCAGCGCATGCGAATAGGAAGGGGCGGCGCCGATGGCGGTGCAGGCTTCCTGGGCGCTGAAGATGGTGTTGATGGCAGTGGGCGCTGCGGGAGTTTCAGCGATCTCCTTCAGCCCATCCAGGTGCCGCTGGATCTCGGCGCGCTGCTCCAGGATCTCCTTGATCTTGAGCCGCTGCTTCCAGCCGCTGCGCATGTTCTCGGCCTCGTCCTCGCGCTCGAAGTTACGCTCGAGCTCGGCCTCCAGGATCGCCTTGGCGTGGCGCTGGCGCTCGGCCTTGCTGGCGTTCCAGAACTGGCGGTCGTAGCGGCCCGGCTTGCGATCGTGCGGGATGCGCGTCAGGGTGCCGCGGCCGGCGGGCATGGTGTAGACCGCCAGGACGTACTCGGCGAGCACCTCGACCACGATGCAGTCGCGCCGGTTTTGGTTGATCACCAGGCGGATGCAGTCGCCGATCGCAGGGAGGCGCATGGGTGGGGTAGCAACAGGGACGAAGGGAACAGTGTCGACCATGGTATGCCCTTTCCAGGCTGGTGATGCCCGAAGCATGCACCGAATCCGTCCCTGAACAGACTCCGGCTAGCCGACTCGCGTTACACTGTGTCACACAATAGATGGGCGTAAGTCCTATCAACGACTTACGCCCAGTACCGACTAACCTACTCGATGTATCCGACGTCCGAGTGCCCGGCCGGGGACCACGTATTACCTTTGCTTCGTCGCGAGCGAGGATCGCTTTGCTGCGACCTTGTCGGCCAGGGTCAGGAGTTGATGCAGCTGATCATACTGCTGATCTTGGTCAGGAGTTGATGCAGCTGATCATACTGCTGATTCAGATGGTCACGCTCCTGCGCCACCAGCGAGGCCGCGGCATTGGCATCGTGCAGGTCCGCCTTGATCTTCCTGATCGCCTCATTGGGCTGACCCGGCGTCGGCCGCAGCTCCGCCATCCGATCGATCCGCTCGGAAAGGGTCATGACTCGCCCGTCGCCGTTCTGCTCCTCGACACCGTGGCGGGTCAAAGCGACGTGGGCTTTTCGCAGGTACACCTGGAGAGTATCACGCTCCCTCTGCAAGGTCTCTACCGCCTTGTTGTGATCCGCCCACGACGGGCGTTGATTCCGCTCCGCTACCGCCTCATCGATCCGCCCTTGCATGCCGGTGACCTCGGCGCGGTGGAGGAGTTTCTCGGAGGCCAGCTCGGCCTTGAGCTCGTCCTTCTCCTTGACGACTGCCTCCCATAGTGCCCGCATGGTGCGCGCGCTGTGCTCGATGGAGTCAATGATGGACGGGGTCTGGGGCGGCGGGGGAATGGGCATGGCGGGTTCCTTGGGCGACGGTTCAGGGCGTTCGATGAGGCCGAGGAGTATGCCATGCCCGGGATGACGGAAGCAATGGATGGCGTCGTCATCGGGCAGGATACAATGGCAGTAGGCGCAGCGACGACAGAGACGGAGGCTCACGTTCACGTCTTCTGCTCCACGGCGCTATCAGGGTATGTGCCATTCCTGGGCAGCACGACCGTGTCGATGCGACCGTTCATCGCATGGACCCGGTCGGCCAAGGCCTTGAGGTCGCTCGGCAGGCCTAAGCATCCACACGGCGCCTTGGGATTGTTGCTCCCGTCGATCGAGAACCGGCAGTGGGACTTGCCGCAGCCCTGCTGGACCTGCTCGACGACTCGATAGATCTCCGACGCAAGCTTCTGGCGCTCTTCCCAGTAGGCTTCGGACGCAATCTCGTCGGCGGTCAGCTCCGGCTTGATCCGGAAATGGTCGTACGACTGCATACCGGCGATCTCACGCGCACCCACATCCCGCCACCGTTTGGTGTCGACGTATTGCCGCTGCACCGTCTGCCCGTGGGCATGGGCGGTGAGATACGTGATCATCAGCAGGGTGTGGGCCTTGGAGCCGGGTAGGTCGGGGAAGTCGGTCATGATTTCTGCTCTCTGGCGCGCTGCGCCGTGACGATGATGTGCTCCGCCATCCATTCCCAGTCGATCTCGGCTCGGGGCTTGAGCCAGATCGTCTCGGTGATGCAGGCGGCCGGGAGACGTTGATTGGTGACGTGGTCGTCGGCGTACTCGACCCCTTCGCGACGGAGTTCGATCACTGCGTCGGCAAGGAAGGCCTCGTTCACAAAGCGCACATCGGTGATCAGGGTCACCCCGTGCGTCCGCTGGGCAAGCCGAGCCTTCATCAGCTCGACCCAGTGGTTGACCCCCAGCTGCTCGCGCACCACTTCGGTGCCGATGAACTGCATGAGCTTACGCGGGGACCAGCCGATGAGGGATTGCGTTGGGGCGGTCGTAGGTTCCCATACCACCTCCTTGGTGGTCTCGTCCATGAGTTGCTCCGGCGCCCATCCGGTAAGCGCAGCGACGCAGCGATAGAGGGGCGCCGCGAACTTGTCGCGATAGCACAGGTGCTTCTGCTGAAACCAGACTTTCCCGGCCAGGGAGTTGGCGACAGTGTCCTTGCCGGTGCCGCGCGGGGCAGAGAAGCCGATCGTGAGATGTTGGAGGAGGGAGAGATCGATCATGGCGCAGCCTTTCCGCACGGCTGCCAGACCACGCCGTCATGGTCCACCCGCAGCTTGGTATACTCGTAGGCCTCGAGCAGCTTCGCAAAGGTGATCCACCCGCGCAGCGATGAGAGGACCCCTTCCGGGTTCACCTCCATGATGATCCCGCGCCGGTCAGGGTCTCCCTTCTTGGACCGGATGATGGCGCCCATGGGGACGTCACGAGAGGCCCAGGGAACGAGCTTGGGCGCGGGCTTGACCCGGTAATTCCATTTCCCGCCGAAACCCATCTGCTCATTCGGAACCCATACACCATCGAGTCGCTGATATTCGATCTCCTGGCCTTTGGAATAGGCCTCGATGATGGGGAGCAGTTCGGCGGCGCGTTCAGGTCTCATGACTTCAGGTCCTTCTCGAGATCCTTGATTCCCTGTGTGCATGTCTGGATCGTCTTCGCATAGGCGTTGAGCATGTGGGCAGCGATCTGCAGGTTGTAGAATACCGGCTGCCACCCCTTACTGATCTCATCGGCGACCTCCTTAGCGGCTCTCTCGGCCTGCTTGATCTGGTCCCGAAGGCGTTGGATGTGCTCGAGTTCTCGACCCTTGGTCATGGCTGCACTCCTATGGTCACACTCGGGTGCATCCGCTCCCACACCGCCCACCCTGCCAGGGCTACCGCCAGCACGATGAGTGTGGCGCAGCCGAGGAATGCGGCCCAGGTGCCTTCGCGAGGGTCGTCGGGAGGGAGGGTCACGGGTGCTCGCCCAGGTGTTCGCCCAGGCAGCCGAAGACATGGAACACCAGGCCGCCAGTGTCGGCGCGACCAAGGTAGTTGAGGCCGCCGATGTGATCGGGTGAACCGGTCGCCATCACCAAGAAGGTGAAGAGATCAGCGTAGCCGCCGCTGGACGGGTTCTTGGTGAACTTGGCCGCGATGTCAGGGCCGACTACGGCCCAGACCCGGAGCTTGGGCGCGGGGTCGCCCACACCGGAATGCTCCTGCTGAAACGCCACGCTGATGGGCTTGGCGCCACGCGGCAGCCGGACGATCTGGCGACCGGGCTCGAGGGAGAGGTCGTACTTGTAGATGATGTCGTTCATTCGTCCCTCCCTGCTGGATCCAACGATGGGTTGGCCAGATTGTCCACGCTGGCCAGCACCCAGATGCGCAGGCACTCCGCGGTGCAGAAGTGCTGGGCGACGGTGCATTGCATCGTGCAGCCACCACCATGCGCCGACAGCCAGAGACCGGCGGGGATGGTCGACCAGCCGCCCATGGAGTCCCGGGCCCAGGATGGGGTGGGCTCGTTCTGCTTGCCGCATTGGTCGCAGCGGAGGGAGGTGAGGGTGGTCATGCTGCTATCCTCCAAACTGTGGACCGCGACGTGGTTCACGCTGCGGTTCTATGGCCAATATGCGAGCTTCCAATTCACTCGCCCGGCTCCGCAGCATGGCAACCGCATCGCAAAGGCGGGCGACGGTAGCGTGCATAGATTGGGTGTTGTTCTCGTTGAAAGGATAATTCCCGGCCTTTACATGAAATTGCTGAAGACCGTGCATGGAGCAAACCGGAGAACCGGCAGCAGCGGGCTGGTTGCAGTCAGGCACAGTGCACGCGGTCATGCGCTCCCCTTCTTCCCTGGAACGCTCGGAAACAACGTCAGCTCACCTGGATTGGTCTCGATCCCCGGCACCGGCAGCGACCCCAAGGATATCTTGATCCGGCCGCCGTCGTTGGTGAAGGCGTGCCCGATGGTGGTCCACCCGGTCTTGTGACCGCGGGTCCAGTGGTAGGCGACGTCGTAGGTGGGTTTGGTCACGTGCTCAGGTCCGCACACCCGCCCAGGTTCTCGGCCTCCCGCTTCTTGTTCGCGTTCTCCCCGCGCTTCCGCCCGCCCATGCTGCCGATTGTGGCCATGTGGTACCGGTCCGCGCTCACCTTCTCCCCGCCCTTGCGCCCCGCGCGGGACGCCTCGTCTCGGGTGAACTCGTGTGCAGCGCCCTTGGCGTGCGCGGACGTCCCGCCTTTGCTGGAGATGGCGGCCCGCTTCTCCGGCGACATCGCGGCAAAGCCGCGGGGGCCGTGCGGTTTAGGCTTGGGGACGTAGGGGGTCATGGGGTCTCCATACGGGTCAGCTCGACCAGGGCGCGCTTCGCCTGGGCCAGCTGTTGGGTGAGGGAATTGATCAGGTGCTGCTGCGTCGCGATCTGCCCAGCCTGGGCGGCGCGCACCTCTTCGACGGCGGACATGACCGGGTGCAGCTGGTCCAAGGCGTTGTACGCGTCTTGCCGGGCCTTGAGGTTGCGGATGCCAGGAATGGTGGCGCGAAGCGTGGTGAGGGCGTGGGTGACGTCGATCATACGTTGCTCTCCGGTGCGATCATCTCGAACAGCTCTGCCGCTCTGTTGAGCAGCGCCGCGCGCTCCTCGGGCGTCATGATGCGGCACTCCTTCAGGGCATCGAGGAGCGTTCGGACGCAGTGCAGGGTGCTGCCGGCCGCGCGCCACTGCTGCTCGTCAATCTGCTTCTTGGCTCGGGCGAGCCACACGACGATGACGGTCTGGAAGGTCGCATCGAGCGCGCTGGCGAGGAAGAGGCGGAAGAGGGACATGGCTATCCGTCCCGCGCCGTGGTGTTCGCCAGTTTATAGTCGATCGATGCGATTGTGCGCGCCTGTAGATCGATCTCACGGGCAGCGTCGGACAGATCGTCTCGCGTCGCGTCCGGTGTGTTGAGCAGCTTACGCGCGGCAG